ACTATATCTTCTCCAGACTTCAATAATAAAAGTTTTACTGTCATAATTCCAAAGTTCCTGTTAATATTTTAGCAATAAAAATGGGAGGCGTCAACTGGTTTGTGCCAGTCACCTCCCTGTGGCGACGATATTCAATACTATTTATTCTCCACCATTTCCACCATCAGAATCACCATTTCCACCAGCACTTGAATGACTTCTTACGGGAACTGCTTTTCCTTTTGGAATTTTTTTGGATTTCCCTCCAGAATAAACAGTGTGTGGAATTGCATTTTTATATGCAATTTTTTTGAATTCGGCGTAAGATTTCATTTTTATTTTTATTTAGAGATAATCTTTACGAGAGTGATGTTCAGGAACAATCTTACCAAGTTTAATAGTCAATAGTCCGTTATCAAAGGTAACATCTCGTACTTCTGTATCGTCGGAGAGAGTCCACGCCCTTTTGAAAGATCGTTGAGCCAATCCCTTATGGATGTAATTGGCATCAGATTCTCTGTTCTCCTTCTGTCCTTCGACAAAAAGTTTTCCATATTCTGTGTATACATGCACTTCCTCCTTTTTAAATCCAGCAAGCGCAATTTCTAATCTTGACTCAACATTGCTCAGTTGAACAAGATTGTAAGGTGGGTAGTTAGAAGTTGTTTCATGAAGATTAAAAAGACGATCAAAGTATTCGTCCATTCCGATACTATTGCGTGTGATTCTGTCCATCAGTGCAGGAAGATCCGACGCAGTATAACGCATGAGATTAGTCATTATAGTAGCTCCTTTAAAAGCGAGTTTGTGTTTTGTGGATCCTTACGGCATCCACTATTAATTATACAAGATCATAAAAAAAGACGGATAGGAATCCCGTCTCCTTTTTATTCGGTTTCCTGAACTTTACCTTTTTTACCAATATTATATTTTTGTTCTAAAATCCAATCACCTTTATCCTTATAAGCAAGAACTTTGATTTGATTTAATGGTGCAATATCAGCAACACTATCTTCTTTAACGACAGTAATTAGTCCCCAATCAGCAAGCAAACGAACAATACGATTACGTCGTTGAACATCATTTACAGTCAAATTTGCATGTTTACCGTCTAAAGCAAACAGTTCTTTAAAATGAACAATATAATATCTGCCCTGTTTATGTAAAATGTGGCAGGATTGATAGAGTTTTTTTTCTTTTCTTGATGCAACTCCGATGCGGGTCAAAGTCTCACGGACTTTCAGAAAGTCATCAGGTTCATTAAGAATTACCTCTACCATTTGGTCTTGAGACCAATTAACAGTAGGTTCTACCGTAGTAGTCATTTTGATCCTCCAATGTCAAGTCGTTGTTTAATAAATTTAATCTGTTCTTTTGTCAGGATTTTCAGAGCTTGTGATGCTTTTTCATTACTATATCCATAGTATTGTTTTATACATTCTAAGTCTGTGACTTTATCCTTTCGGAGCCAGGGAGAAAATCTCTTCTTTTTCCTTAGAGTATTTAGATAAAATGAATATTGCATATCCTTATCAAGATGATGTGACATGTTCATTTCATTTACATACATTACACAATCAATATTTCCAGATAAACAACGATTAATAATATAGGGAGAATATTCTTTAATATTTTCAACATTCTCCATTAGATTTTCCTTTGTAAAATTGATGGAGTTTAACCAATCTTTAAGTTCCAGCATTAAAAGCAACCTCTAAAGGAGTAATTTTTTCTGTGGGATAATTTGTAACTAAGAGTTCAGTTTTTACATTAGCATCAGTTCCCTTTTCTCCCCTGTGTGCCATTGAATATCTCAACTTCCATTCACGGAGATGATAATCTTTATACAATTCCAAAAGCCTATCATTTACATTATAGGTAATCATAAACTTGTGAGGACATTTATAAACATTCTCAGCAAATACATCGTGGTCAAATGACTTATGCATCTCACGATTTTTGCCATAAAGAAAATCTTTAATGTCATAAGGCGGATCTAAAAATACAAAGACATCTTCTCCTGGAGCATTCATTACTTCTGAGTAATCAATATTTGTAATCTTCCAATTCCTCATCAGTTTGGAATATTCTTTAAGTTTCTCAATACCAACAAAAGAAAAGTTAGAACGAGATGCTGTGGGTGAAAATGTGCTGTTTTCAGTCAGACCAGAAAAACTACATTTATTCAAAATGAAAAAACTTGCTGCACGTTCTACTCCTTCTTGAGTATTAATATCGACTTTAGTTTGGTCAAAAAGTTCTTTGTGTGCTGCATCTTTCTCATCCTGAGTTTCAAAGTTAGATGCTTTTTCTTTGATTTTCTTTAGTTGCTCAGAAAGTTCTTCACCATTATCACGAAGTTGAACCCAAAAATTATAAAGAGGAACATATAAGTCATTAATCCAAACAGGGACATTTGGATATGCTTGAGTTGTATAAAAAGCAACAGAACCACCGCCAATAAATGGTTCACGATATTCCTTGAAGTTATCAGGATACCAAGGTGCTAGGGTTTGAGTTGCTTTAGATTTTCCGCCAGGATAACGGAGGCAAGTTTTTAATGGAAAAGTTTTTACACTCATTCAAATTCCCCCACTTTATTTTTTGGAAATGGAAGTTCATATGGATTGGAACAAGTTACACTGATTGCAGTTGATTTAGTTGCTTTTGCCATCTCACGATAACCAAGTCCAACATAAATCTGTCCACCAACTACAGCAACTGCCATAGCACCCCAAAAGATATAATACCACTTTGCTTTTACTTGATGTTGTCTGTTCATTTGAATTCACACTCACACATTATCTCAGTTAAAGCAGCAAGTAAATTAATCTCTTGGTCGGCACAAAAAGCACACTGGTACTGATACTTAGCAATAACAAGAACAGCAGCAGGAATAGATTGGGGTAAAAGACAATCATAACAAGCGTCATACACCCTACGAAGTAAACTAGAAGCATCGTTATCCAAGTTGGCAACGACCCACTTCCTAACTTCCGTAAAGTTTTTCTCTTTAAGATTCTTGATAAGTTCATTTACTGAAATGTCTGAGAAAGATGCAAGAATGCCTGTGTCGATTTTCCCTCCTGTAGAATATCTCTGGCATTCATTGAGGACCCTACGAAAATCTGGGAAGTGCTTTGATACAAGTTCCGCAAGAACTTTTTGGTCGTACTCAATTTTTTCCAAATCCAAGATTGTTTGAAGTCTCTTAAAGAATGCTCCTGCAAGTTGTGCTTTCTGTTTTCCTTTGATTGCGAAGTCAATGACTGCACATCGGGAGTGGAGAGGTTCAATGATTTTGTTCTTGTAGTTACAGGTGAAGATGAACCTGCAATTGTTATAAAACGTCTCAATATTAGCCCGTAGTAAGAGTTGAACGTCGTTTCCTGTGTTATCTGCTTCGTCAATGATGATGACTTTGTGTTTACCATTTCCTTGAAGTGAAACGGTCGAAGCAAAGTTTTTTGCTTGGTTCCGTACCGTGTCCAGAAATCGTCCTTCGTCAGATCCATTGATGACATAAAAGTCTGCTCCCAGTTCATTACATAATGCTTTTGCGATTGTAGTTTTACCAATACCAGGAGGTCCAGCAAGAAGAAGGTTTGGAATTTCTCCCTTCTCGACAAACTCCTTGAATGTTTTTTTAGTATCATCAGGAAGAATACAATCCTCAATTACTTGTGGTCTGTATTTTTCACAGAATAAGAATTCACTTGTCATAATTTAGTTATACCCAATCAGGTTTTCGTTCTGGCATACGAAGATAATTAGATGCAACCCAAGGTTTGGATGCGATATACATCTTGTAAGCAGTAAAAGTGTCAATGCTTGTGTCAAATTTAAACTCATCCGGCATCGCACGGGCAAATGGTGTTACTTCTGTAATCTTTCCCTTGGGGAAAAGATAATAAGCATCTACAAGTGTCTTGTAGCAAGAATGCGTTTTATTATAACGTAATGCGTATTCATCTGCAAGGTTCATTCCCCACTTGATCAACCAATAAGCATTGTGGATACTATCCATTGCCCATTTGGTACAGGGATGATTACGAAACGCACCCTTTTCAGTTCTGTAGGGAGTACCATCAGCCTTAGGGAGAGTGCCGTAGTTATGACCCCATTTTTCAGATGCCACAATGGAAAGCATTTGACAGCATTCCAATGGCATCTTGACAATGTGCTTATCGGGGAGACAGACAGCACTTTCCGCAGGCCAGGGAGAAGTCACAAAGATGTTCATCCAAATGTGCTGTCAGGTTCCAAAGCAATATAATACACCAAATCGTGGTCTCGGCTAGTGAACCGTGACAAAAGTTTAGAAGATACAACTACATCATAAGTTCCAGGAAGAATTTTGATGTTCTCAACTTTGAAGTTAAAGGTGAAAGTTTCGGTGGTTTCTCCAACTACGATGGAAAAGTCATTAGATGTGTCATTCTTTTTATCACGAACAACCAGTTTTACAACACCTGCTTCACCAACGGCAGAAATATCAGGAAGTTGATAGACAGCAGCAGCTTTCAGAAGTTTATCCAGTTGCTCAGTGCTCAGTTCAAAGCACACATCTTCACTTGGAAGGTTGATAGATTTATCTGGAGGAGTGATAATTACACTTGGATCGGCAAAGAAATACTTGGAACGCATCTTACCCTCACGGATAACCACATATCCATCATTCTTAAAGTCAAGTTCTGGTTGCTTATGCAAGCTCAAACCATTCAGAAACTGAGAGAGTTCATAGATTGCAAAATCTTTGGGAAACTCTTCATCAAGAACTGCTTCTGCAAGAATGTTTTTCATTACAGAAATAGTGCGAAGTTTGTTACCAGTTTTAATCAAAATAGATTGATTAATACCAGAGAAGTTCTTCAGAAGATTAACGGTTTTATCAGAAAGTTTCATAATCAATAGGGAAAATCAAATTGAGTGTTTTTGTGAAGACCAGCAAAGTGGTAAAGAAGAATACAATAATGGATTGCCTTCAGAATGTCCATCTTGGATTTACCATTCTTCTTACCAAAACGAGAAAGATATTTAATTGCATTTGAACGAGTAAATGCCTCACTATCACCAATACTTTCAATCAAATCAAGAGTTTGGGTTTTAGATTGTTCAGAAGTGTAATGTGAGTGGTAAGTGCTTGAAATGTACTCTTCAACTTCTTTCAGAGTTTTATCTTCTTCATATTTCCAGAAACCATTTTTATTTGTATCTTTAGACATTTTAACATTAAAAGTAGAAGGAGAATTGAAAGTAAAATGATTACTTCCAAAAGAATTTGCTACATTCGACGTAGAAAAAGAAATTGTATCTGAAGAATTTTTGGAAACAGGAGTTCCAATGTTTAGAGTTGAGTAATAATCTTCAGAAAAATTATTTTGCTCGGGAAGTGGCAATTTAAAATCATCATACATTGCACCCTTTAGTGCTGAGTTAACGAATGTTGGATTGTCCGCATATTCTGGAATTGATTTTTCGTAAAGAGTTTCAAAGTTTTCAGACATCTTGTTTCATAGTAAAAAGTAAAAAGGAGGCACATTTACCTCCCCATATTCTATCAGAATGGAGTTGGTTGGTCAACGTATTCTACCGTCAGTTCAGGACCAGTAGAAGGCATTTGGAAATCAGCATCCACCTTATCATAAAGTTCAAGAAATGCCTGCTTGGTTTCATCATCAAATCGATTAACGCACACTTGAATTGCCTTTGCCTTATCTTGGAAGATGCTGTAGGCACGAATGATGTGAACCAAGCGGCGGGTGCTGATAATTTCCTCAATACCACCATCGTAGAAAGTTTTCCTAATAATATCGGCCCAATCAACCAACCGCTTGCAGAAGTCACGGTCTTCTACACCCAGATCCAGAGCAACACCTTCCAGGATCTTGTGCTCCACAGAGGGGGCTGGATAGGACTGCTCAAAGGTTACAGGGAACCTTTCTAAAAAGGCTTCATTGAGCACGTTAGTTCCAATAAACCTACCATCGTCCGAACCTTTGCCTTTAGTATTGGCGGTTGCGATGACGTTAAATCCTTGAGTTGGGGTGACAAACCTTCCAATTTTTTTAAGGAAAACTCCCTTCCCCTCAAGGACAGATTGGAGACAGAGAATTTTATTACTTGCGAGGTCGATCTCGTCAAGGAGCAATACAGCACCTCTTTGGAGGGCTTCAATGACTGGTCCATTGTGCCAAACAGTTTCGCCGTTAACAAGACGGAAACCACCGATAAGATCATCTTCGTCGGTTTCTACTGTAATATTTACACGAATTAATTCCCGACCAAGTTGAGCACACGCTTGCTCCACACTGAACGTTTTACCATTACCCGAAAGACCCGTAATGAACGTAGGATAAAAAAGACGGGACTGAATAATTTTTTTAATATCATTAAAGTTACCAAACTTGACAAAGGTATCATCTTTTTCGGGAATGAGTGTTTGTTCTACAGGAGGAATTACAGCAGGAGCTTGAAAAGTACGTTCGATTTCTTCAACTTTCTGCTGAGTTACTTCAAGGTTCCACTTACCACGACCAACTTTGAACTGGTCAAGACGTTTCGTTACAGTTTGATAAGAAATATTTTTAGATGCACAATAACCACGAACATCGGCAGCAACAAATTCTTTACCAAAAGTGTTTTTAAGATCGTTAAGGATTTGATCGTCAGTCATTTGATTACGGGGCATAATGAGTGTGTTCGTTTCAACTGAAGCATTATAAAACAAAAAAGGGGTCACGAAGACCCTCCATGGTCAGTTCGCCAACTGGCCCTTGAGTTTTTCAAGATACTCTTTACTACCAATATGTCCTTTATAACCAGGATAATATTTTTCTACCATAGCAGAAATACCCATAGCAGTGATAGCACTATCACACTTTATCCAAACTTCTTTGGTGTCATACTTAACTACGTGCTCAAATGGGAATTTGGATTTCATTTTAATCCTCAACTGTAAATGTTTTGTTCTTAACTTTAGTGTCAAACTCACCAGTTCTACCTGGTTTCATACTTCCTATTCTAACATTCTTTCCTTTACCTGGCCAAGATGTCTTTGAAGTTCCTTTGAGAGTAGAACTTCCATCAGCTTTCCTTTGAATGAGTACAGAATCCTGATCGTATTTTTTACCAAGTTTCTCAATCGTTTTCTTAAACTTTCTTTTACCCATTTTACCAGGAGTAACAATATGAGATTTCTCTCCTACTTTTTTCTCCTGAGGTGTTCCTGGGTTTTCCGTATAACGACCAGCAACCTTGGTGGGTCCTGGAAGTCCAGCACCTCTTACATCTTTTTCAAGTTGTCTTGAACGTGCTTTGTTTTCTGATTTTGATTTGTCGCCTCTTTGAGCAGACATAATCGCCATTCCACCTTTCTTTGACTTGCTCATCACACGAGTGAGAGAAGTTTCATCAATATATTCTTCATTTGCGTTTATCTTTTTACGTCTGACTGGGACATCCGAAAGTGGATTTTTTGCGTGTTGCATCAAACGAATAAGTTCTGCTACTTTTTTCTTTTTTTGATCTTCCGAAGACTTTTTTGTTGCAAATAATTCATCAACATACTCTACAGATTCACCTCTAGCTTTACGTTTTGCAAAGTCCATATATGTTTCACCAGGTTTTAGTTTATTACTATAATCTGGTTTTGGTTCACGATCTTGACGAGCGCGAAGTTTTGGTCCTCTACCAGGCATAAGTTTATCTTTTTTTGG